AGCCCGGACGAAATAGAAGCGCTGGTCGTGAATACATCCAATGCCGATGGCAGAACAACCTTCCAAAGCCTGCCGCAAGACCCTGGCCAGGCTGGTAAGGCGCAGGCTGCGTATTTATCTAAGAAATTGCAGGGAAGACGATTCGAGTTCACGCCTGAGACGGGCGACAAAGCAACACGAGCAAGCCCATTTGCTGCTCAGGTCAACGCAGGCAACGTAAAGATGCTGCGCGCCGACTGGAATGATGCGCTCATGCATGAAATGCGAACTTTCCCTATGGGTAAGAATGACGACCAAATCGACGCGCTTAGCCGCGCCTATGACAAGGCATGGCAGCGCAGAGTTCCGATTAAGGACATGTTGTGACTACAAAACCACGAGTACGATTCCCTGCTGATGGTGGCAAGCCACGGGTGCGCCTATTGCCGGGCCAGACGATGGATGGCCTTGTCAACGTGGTTTCTGGTCTGGGCACCGCTGCATCAAAGCGGGTACACAATCGCTTTGTTCATGGCCAACTCCACGGTTACGCGGAACTAGAGGCTGCTTATCAATCGAATTGGATTGCGCGGCAAATCGTCGACATTCCGGCAGATGACGCTACGCGCGAATGGCGCGTGATCAAATGCCAGGATGCGGACCTCATCCGCCAGGAAGAAGACCGACTGAACGTTCAAAGCGCCGTTAACGAAGCGCTCACATGGTCTCGCTTGTATGGTGGGTCGGCAATCCTGCCGATCACTAATCAGGATTTCGAGAAGCCGTTTCACCCTGAGCTGGTCAAGAAAGGCGAAGTGCAGCGCTTGATGGTGTTTGACCGCTGGGACTTGATTCCGCACGCAATTAACACGTGGGACGTACTGGCCGACAACTACCTGCAACCGGAGTTCTACACGCTGTATCAAGGCAGCCAGAAAATACACTGGACGCATTTCATACGCTTCATTGGCTCAAAACTGCCCCGACGCCAGCGCGTGCTGCTGCAAGGCTGGGGAGACAGCCAGCTGCGTCGGTGCCTGGAGGATATCAAGGACACCGTGGCGGCCAAAGACGGCATTGCAGAGCTGATGCAATCGGCCAACGTCGATGTGATTACTCGCGAGGGTTTGGCGGAGGATTTATCGACCGACCAAGAAGAGGCGATTATCAAGCGCTATACGCTTTTTGATTCTATGAAGAGCATCATCAATACGGCGCTTTTAGATGGTGACGAGAAGCTGGATAGGTTGACGCTTAATCTATCCGGTGTTGCTCCAGTGTTAGACACAATGATGGTATGGATATCAGGCGCTGCTGATATCCCTGTAACCAGACTTTTCGGGACGTCAGCAAAAGGGCTTAACGCGACAGGCGAGGGTGACTTAAAAAACTATTACGATTCAATCCGTAGTTACCAAACTAGCCAACTAGGGCGGCCGATGGCGATGCTAGACCAAATAATGGTGCGTAGTGCGCTGGGCAACATGCCTGACGACTACAACTATGAGTGGAACCGCCTCACGCAGCCCAACCATAAGGAAGAGGCTGAGGCGCGCAAGATCGAAGCGGAGACGGACATCATCTTGCTGGATGCCGGGGTAGTTGGTCGATCGCATGTCATGCGCCGCCTTGAGGCTAGCGAAGCTTATCAGTACCAGGAAGGGGTTATTGAGCAAATCGAGCAGACAGAAGAACTGAGCCTGGGTGCTGTGGAGCGTCCGGAGGGTGAAGACGATGAAGCCTTCACGTTCTGAAATCCAATACAACCAGACGCTGCAACGGATTGTCAACGCCATCAAAAAGGACATCGATGAACGGCTGATACCAGCCATCGAAGCGGCAGCGCCTGAGTACGTGGCGGATGCCTGGGGTATGGACATTCAGGGTGTCATCGACACGCTATTGGCAAAGTGGACATCGCGCCCCTTTAGGCGTCTTGCTGAGCGTCTGGCATCAAGATTTGTGCGCACGACGCTAAGCACCATCGACCGCCAGCAGAAGCGCTCGTTTGGCATCGATGTATTGCAGGACTCGCCCGAGATTCGCGCCACGATGGAGGCCGCAGCGATCCAGAACGCCAACCTGATCAAGTCGATTCCGGAGCGCTATCTGAACAACGTCGCCAACTCAGTGCTGACGAATATGCGTACTGGCTTACTGCCACGTGAAGTCGCAAAGCAGATTGAGAATGAGTACGGCGTTACACAGCGACGGGCACGGTTCATAGCGCGAGACCAGACGGCAAAGGTTAACGGCGAGCTCACAAAGCAGCGGCAACTCGATGCTGGTTATTTGTACTTCAAATGGCTAGACGGTGACGACGAGCGAGTAAGAGCAAGCCACCGGGCAATCGCAGAAGCAGATGTCGGGTACGGCAAGGGCGTTTACCGCTGGGATGACTTGCCGACTAACGAGAGAGGCGAACGCATACAGCCAGGCAGCGATTTTAATTGCCGATGCTCTAGCAGGCCAGTCCGTAACTCGGTAGTTGAGCGAAACAGGAAACAAGCCGCATGAAAACGATATTCGTACAAGACAAAGCGACATTCAAAACCACAGCCCGCTCGTATGACGAAGCGGGTTTTTTGCACGTCCCAGGCCGCGTATCCAGGACAGGTACGCAACAGTACCTACGCAAAGAGCTTGGCCTTGATGGCGACCCCAATGCCGTAGTGACGGTCTACCGGCCGGCAGACGAGGTTTTCAGCCAAGACAGCCTGGCGTCATTCGATGGCGCTGATGTCACGGTGATGCATCCGGGTGAGCTGGTCAACGCCAAGAACTACCGCAAAACGTCGGTCGGTCTTATCCGAGGTGCAGGCCGCCCTGATGGGGATTTCGTAACCGCCGACTTGATCATCAAGGACGCCGACGCAATAAAGATGGTTGAAGAGCGGGGCTTTGTTGAGCTATCCGCTGGATACACCGCTGAGTACGAGGAAGCCAAAGGCACTACAGACGATGGCACTGAATATGACTACATCCAACGCAACATCCGCATTAATCATGCAGCACTTTTGCCCGCAGGGGCAGCACGAGCAGGGCGGCAAGCCCGAATTTTTGATAACCAACCGAAAGGGAACACCATGACCAAAGTCACACTCGACAGCGGGCGCACGGTGGAAATCCAAGACGAGGCCACTGCCGCGCTCGTGTCGGATTACATCGAGCGACTGAAAACACAAATCACCGACGCCACAACGGTATCGGAAAAACAGCAGGCAACGATCGACGGCCAAGCTGAACAGATCACCGCTTTGCAAGCGGCTACGGCAGATGAGGCCATTAATGAACGTGTCGCTGCCGTAATGGACGCCCGCACTAAAGCCGAGAAGATAGCGCCTGGCGTGACGTTTGACTCCATCGATCCGGTAGAGATTCAACGCACTGCGCTGACAAAGGCTCGCCCCACTGTGGATTGGGCTGAAAAGTCCGATGCTTATGTGCAGGCCGCATTTGACATGGCATTTGACCACGTCGAAACAACAGACGCACACGCTGACCAAAAGAGAAAGCTGGCGGAAGACGGCGCTAAAAGCGTCAAAACCCAACCTGTGGCCGCATACGACTCGTACGCAGCCCGATTCACTCAAAATAAGGAGTAATGATCATGCCTATTACTGGTGGATACACGCTCAATCACGGCGACCGCTATGCCGGCATGGTCGTCGATGCACAGATCAATAATTCTGTGTCCAAGCTCAATAAGTCCGGTGGCACAGTGCCTTGGGGCGTTTTTGTAGCGCGTGACGGTGACGACGGCTTTACGACTGTCGGCGCTGGCGCTGATGCGACCGATATCATCGGCGTGCTGCGTCGTGAGCTAAACCGCGCTCAAGTGGATGGCGCAACCGGCGGCGCTCCAGAAAACCGTGACGCATCGGTTCTTACAACCGGCACGATCTACGTTCACACCACAGGCGCTGTCAACCAAGGCGACCCGGTACATGTTATTCCCGGAGGTGCTGACGCTGGCAAGGCCACAGCCACCGCAACCAATAACGTTGCCATTGCCGGTGCCAAATTCATCGAAACCACGACAGGGGCAGGTATTGCCGCTGTTTCTCTTGTAATTGGGGGCTAATAATGAGCAAAGTAACAGTCACTCTGGATCAGGATTTCCCCCATTTGGGGCTGTCCGCTGGCCAGACCGTCACGTTTGATAAGAACATTCGCACCGCCGATGATGGCTTGGGCTTTTATATCTCGCAGCTGGCTCAAGTCGAGCCACGCATCTACGAGACCAAGTACCCGAACATCAACTTCCAAGAGTTGGTTCCGGTCAACACCTCTGTTCCTGAGTGGGTCGACAACGTCGACTACATCAGCTACGACGCGGTGACGCTGGGCAAGTTCATCGGTGCCAACGCGGATGACCTGCCTAACGTTGCCATCAAGGCCAAGAAGGACAGTGTTCCTGTTGGCTATGCTGGTAACTCGTTCGAGTACTCGCTCGATGAGCTGCGCAAATCTCAGCACCTGAATATGCCTTTGGATACCAGTATGGCCAGTGCGGCCCGTCGTGGCGCTGAAGAGCATATGCAGCGTGTGGCGTACTTCGGAGATGCTGATCGCGGCATGTTCGGCCTGTTTAACCATCCTAACGTGACAGTCGATGCGACTGATACGCTGGATTGGGGTGCAGGAGCCACCACCGGCAAGCAGATTCTGGACTCCATCAACGCCATGATTGGCGAAGTCTGGGAGCAGTCCAAAGGCGTTCACGTGCC